GTAGATATAGATGGCATACGTGAACCAGTTTCCGGTTCTTTAATCTATGGAAACAATATTATTTCAGGAGCAGTAGTCCCTAGCTCCAATGCAATTGGACTGCACTTTTATCCTATATGGGAAGCTGGCACTTTGGACGAGTGGCTATACAATGGCGGACCATATCAACTTGTTGTCTTCCACTTCTTAATAGGAGTAGCAGCATATGCTGGCAGACAATGGGAACTATCTTACAGACTAGGTATGAGACCTTGGATCTTTGTAGCTTACACAGCTCCTCTCTCAGCAGCACTAGCGGTTTTTCTCGTCTACCCTTTCGGACAAGGGAGTTTTAGTGATGGTATGCCTCTTGGTATTTCTGGTACTTTTAACTTCATGTTCGTATTCCAAGCAGAACACAATATCCTTATGCATCCGTTCCACATGCTCGGTGTTGCTGGGGTATTCGGTGGATCTCTTTTCGCTGCTATGCACGGATCTCTTGTTACTTCCTCACTTATTAAGGAAACAACTGGTTTGGTATCGCAGAACTATGGTTATAAGTTTGGTCAGGAAGATGAGACTTACAACATCGTTGCAGCTCACGGTTATTTCGGTAGACTAATTTTTCAGTATGCATCTTTTAATAATTCTCGTAGCTTACACTTTTTTCTGGCTACTTTCCCCGTTGTTTGCATATGGCTAACAGCTATGGGTGTTTGTACAATGGCGTTTAACCTTAACGGTTTTAACTTTAACCAGTCTATCTCTGATAGTAATGGCAAAGTTATTCCTACTTGGGCTGACGTTGTAAACAGACAGAACCTAGGTATGGAAGTAATGCACGAGCGTAACGCTCACAACTTCCCACTTGATCTAGCATCAAGCGAAGCAACAGAAGTTGCACTAACAGCTCCACAAATTGGCTAAAAAAATTTGGACTATATGGAAGTATGCTCTTGGTAGTTTTGGTGATGATAAGACTAGATCTTATGACAACGTTATAGCTATCACTCGTACTTTCATTTTCTTCAGTTATTTAATAACTAATCTATTTATATGTTCTGGTGTCTTAAGGCATTGGAACAATTTACCAAATAATCATGACAGAGAATACAAGACATTGGAAAACAACTACAACAGGTAGAAAAAATATTCCAGTCGAAGAAGAAAAGAAAACAAAGAAAAAATAACCACGACTTCCGTTCATCCCAACTGGGACGCATGACTCCTAAGCATGGAACGGGGCTTAGGTACTGAGGTGAATTATGACTCAAGTAGAACTACAAGCTCGACTCAAAGAGCAAAGAGATTTCAAAAGAGAAACTTTACTTAAGTATCGTGGCATCACATACAC